CTCGATCTCATTAACAAGATCCTGACCCCTTACTTAGTTCCTCGACCTTACCAAAGCTCTCCTCACCACAATGAACCACCACACTCAACTTCTGTCTAATTTAGGAATCGACCCCGAATCCGAAATTAACTTGCACTTTATCGAAGATCCCCGTATCAAGAAACCACGCACCGGACAATTCCAACCCGTCAACGAATCCAACAAAATAGTATATCAACTTATCGTGAATCACTTTCTCGAAAAACATCTCTATTCATTCGAAATTGACTCAGTCCTCAATGGCTTCAAACGCTCTCAAGTATCCCTTGACGCACTATATGAAGATACCTTCAAAGCTCAACAAGTACGAACCCGACTCGACATCGACCAAAATATGCACCTCGCAATTCAAGAAATTCAAGATGCCTTCCGACCTCGAAAACCAGTTCACATTATCCACTATGCCGACACAAGACTCTACCCTTGGCCCCTCCGTTCCAATATTGAACGCCCTTACTCTGAAGATCCTGCTGTAGAACACTATCTACTCCAAAAATTCAATGAAGGCTCAATCCCCGACCGAAAGCCATGTTTACACAACCTCTATGATTACGTTTATGAAGACCTCCGTCCCAAAATACATCTCATCAAAGAAGGAAAATGCTTCAACCACAATCTGCACCAAGATTTCCTGTTCCCAATGACCGCACACGTCAGACCCGGACTCGGAAAAGCAGTTGATGGCAATATGAAGATAAAGAACCGACTAGTTTATGGCGTATCCAAAACCATGGTTATCCCATCAGCCCAGTTCTACTTCCCTCTCTTCCGAGAGTACCTCGACTCCGGTCTCTCTCCCCTACTCTGGGGATATGAAACACTTAACGGTGGATGGCAAAAGCTTCGCTCCGAAATGCTTTCCCAACTACCTAAGTCATATTTCATATTCTCCGGCGATTGGTCTCAATTTGACCACCGTGTACTATTCGAACTAATGAATATTATACTCGTGCTCGATCAAGACTACTTCAACTGGGAAGAATACCAACCCACCGAAGACTACCCCTTCGCTCCCTTCAACAAGGAGAAAATGCTTAATCTATATAATTGGCTCATCTATGCAACCTTCTCATCTCCACTAGTTATGCCCGACGGCAAAATCATCATGCGCGTCTTCGCTGCACTAGCCTCCGGAATGTTTTCCACTCAATACATTGACTCTAAAGTTAATGGAATTATGCTTCTTACAATTTTCAAAGACGCCGGTTTCAACATCGACGCAAAGAAAATGCTCAAATTAATGGGCGACGATAACTTCGCCGCAATCTGGCGCTGGCTCCCTCCGAACCAACGACAACCCTTATTTGACTACCTGTCTGAACGCGCGAAAACTCGCTTCAACGCGATCCTCTCCGTAGACGCTTCCGAATTCCACGATTCTCTCAACTTCGTAGAACTCCTAGGCTACAGAAACTTCAATGGCTTCGCTTACCGCGACCACTTGAAATTGCTAGCTCAATTATTCTACCCCGAATCCAACTCGTATCACTTGTCCTCACTCAAGGCTCGATGCATTGGCATCCTCTATGCCAGTCTCGACCGCAATCCTCGTCTCCGACGAATCTGTGAAGATATATTTGAATACCTGGAATCCGAAAACATCTCGACCAACAAACGGTCTCTGATGCACATGTTCGACCCTAATGTCTACCACTCGTTAGACTTTATGACCGACCGTCTCCCCACAACTCTTGAAATACAGAGATACACTGCTATCCCTAAGCAGCGCTCACCCGCTGACATCGATCGCTACTGGCCCTCGAAATTCTTCATCGATCCCGAAGATTTTGATCGCCGCCTCGCCGCAGCTATGCGCCGTATGCGTTTCTCAATTACCAACAAGATATGATCCATGCTCACATCCATGCTAAAACAAAACCCTAC